TATTAAGGAAAACCAGAATTAATAACAGTAAGGACAGATTGACGATGCATTCAAGCACCTAAATTGACGGCCTCTTCAGACCACATAGCACGGAACCGTTCGAAAGACGATACGGCAGTGGCCATTGCGTCCGCGACCCCATCAATCGAACCTCCAGGTTCGATAGGGTAACGCGTGGCCAACGCAACATTCAAACCGGCGACCCGATCGGAATGCCGATAAACCTCACAAGCCTCAGCATGGCTCCTGAATCGATCCTCCCAACGAGGTTCGCGAGCCGAGACGGCTTTGCACCATTTCTCGATTCGTTTGATCGGATCTGGTACCAGGTAGACCTCCCGTCGATCTGGATACAAAAGTACGAAATTGGACGCGAAATACGGCGCCGTCGTATTGAACATCTTGGCCTGTAGGTTGAATACCTCGGCCATCGTCTGCACTGCCGACTCAGCATTCGCGACTTTCTCACAGCACAAGAGCGAGTCATCACCCTGGAAAACTGCCCACTGCACCTTGCTACCAGCATAGGCGTATAAGACCGACATGATGTTGAGGATAACGTTCCCCAAAGACGTAGTGGCATCGCCGGACTTCCGTTGGTACTGAAGGTTGAGCGATATACCGTGAATAACAGAACGAATCCGACAATTCACATGGCCCCCGACCCACCGATCAAGCAGAGCTTCGTCGAACCCCAACTTTCGGTAGACGAAAGTCTCCAACTTCAAAGCAAATTCGCTCTGCGATTTGTCGTACTTACTGAAGTCATTTTCAAGGTACGACAGACCATCGGCCCATGTGTGATGAGCGCGTATATGCTCCTCGACCCCTTGCATGTCTTTGTGCAAATTGACCAGATATTCCGGCCGCAACAGCGACAAAAACCGGTCAGCTTGAGTACGAAAGAGACTGCTATAAAAGCTTGACAAAGCTTGCTGATGGAACACAATCAGCTGCGGTGCGAGTAATTCGCGAACGGGTTTATCACTGATTGGTTCTTTCACGTCCGCCTTGATCATCATCTTGTATTCGCCCACATCGGCGGTTTCTAGCTGATCCCCGGACTCCTCGAGCCACTTGCGAATAGCTTCGAGAGTGTCAGGACGGGCTTTCTCCATCCAAC